GGAACACCTACTACTTTTACTATTGGTAATAATCACCCAGTTAACCCGGCTACTGACCCTTATCATTTATGCCTATCTGAAATACAAGTTTTTTCAGACGCGGACGCCGTTTATAACTCTTTACAAGTAAGCCTTACCTCAGACCCTTTAGTATCCCTTACCCTAAAAGACCAAGACTCTATAGACCTTTACGGAGAAGCGGCAATAAACGTAGAGCTAAACACAACAGACATTACAGAATTAGCAAGGTGGGGCGCTCAAGTCTTTAGACAAAACCCGGCTAACTTAGTTAATCAAGTAGTTACACCGGCTAAGGATAGGTTAGGAAACCTTACAGACGCGGCTTTATTTACACCGGGTACAACGATAGGAATAAGCTATACTAATTCTAATCTTAATATTGTCGGATATTACACTATAATTAGAGTAACTCATAATATAGACGTAGATAATTGGTTTACAACGCTTGAATTATGGAAGGAATCGTAATGGCTTACAAGGTATTTACTAATGGCTCCGTACTTCCGGCTTCAGACATTCAAACTTATTTAATGAATCAAATGGTTTTAGTTTTTACTAACTCTACAGCTAGAGCGGCAGCCCTAACGTCTCCTGTAGAGGGCATGCTTACGTATCTTAGTGATACGAATGTTTTTGAATATTTTAACGGAACGTCTTTTGTTTCACTATAGAAAAACAAGGAAGGTAGCCTAGTGGCTTACAAAGTATTTACAAATGGGTCAGTACTCCCTGCCTCAGATATTCAAACCAATTTAATGAACCAATCGGTAATGGTTTTTACTAACTCTACTGCTAGAGCCGCGGCTTTAACTTCTCCTACTAAAGGTATGGTTACTTACTTAGAGGATACAAATATTTTTCAATACTGGAACGGAACAGCTTACGCTTCTTTAGCCCCGTCTCCACCTTCTCTAGAATATTTAGTAATTGGTGGTGGCGCTGGTGGAGGTAGAAGAGAATCCGGCTTTGGCGGCGGAGGCGGTGGCGGCGCTGGTGGCTACCGTAACAACGTTTCAGGCGAGCTAAGCGGCGGTAATCTTGCTGCTCAACCTGCCCTTTCCCTACTTCTTGGAACTTACGGAATTATTGTTGGTGCTGGTGGTGCTGGCGCTCCGTCTAACAACGTATACGGTACTCCGGGAAATCGTTCGTCTTTATATCTTATTACCTCTCAAGGTGGCGGCGGTGGTCGCTCCAATAGCTTTGTAGGAAACGCCCAAGGTGGCTCCGGCGGTGGAGGATATCCCGGCGGAACTTCTCCCGGACTTGGAATAGTAGCGGAAGGTTTTAATGGTGGTACTGGTAATGGTGCTGGTGGCGGCGGTGGCGGTGGCGGTGCTGGCGCTATAGGCGTAAGTCCCGGAGGCGATAACGGAGCCGCTGGCGGTGCTGGGTTAGCTTCTTCAATTACCGGGTCTTCTGTTACACGCGGCGGAGGCGGTGGCGGTGGAGGTAAATTCCTTGGCGGCGCTGGTGGTACTGGTGGCGGCGGTAACGGTGAAAGCAGCGGAACGGCTGCTAACGGTACAGTTAACACCGGAGGCGGTGGAGGCGGTACGCAACAAGGTACGACTGGAAGCGGTGGGTCTGGACTTGTTGTATTTAGAGTCCCTACAACCGTAAACGTAAGCTTTTCAGGTGGGGTTACTCAAACTAACAGCGTCATTAGCGGTAAAAAGGTTTTTGTTGTAACAGCTACAAGTACTACTAGTGAAACGGTAACTTTCTCATGAGTCATTTTGCAAAACTAAATGAAGACAATTTAGTAATTTTTGTTACAGTCGGAAGACAAGAAGACGACGGTAAAGAAGCTGAGCTATCTCAGCGAACCGGTGACATCTACAAGCAGACTTCTTACAACACTAGGGGAGGAATTTACTACGACCCTGAAACCGGCGAACCCGCAACTGACCAATCTAAGGCTTACCGTAAAAATTACGCTGGGTTAGGTTACACTTATGATGAAGCCCTAGACGCTTTTATTCCCCCTAAGCCGTTTGACTCATGGTTACTTGATGAAGAAACTTGTCAATGGGTAGCTCCTGAAATCGAAGAATAATGGCGGAGGAAACAACAACCGTCCGGATTACTCAAGCTGACATTTATAAAAAGCAGCTAGAGCATGGGGAAATTCTAGTTAAGGTTTTACAGAAGCTAGACCATTTAGACGACGTACCAGACCGTATAAGAGAAGTTGAACTAACCTTAGCCCGGCTAGCTTGGATAGAGCGCATAGCTTACGCGGGGCTTACAGGTGCAACACTAGCAATTATTGGATTACTTATCACTCAGTTAGGGAAATAATATGTCATGGATTAGAGCAGTTGAAGGAAACATTACAGATAGCTTTGACGGACACAAAAACAGAAAAACTAACCCTTCTAGAAACCCTGGTACAGATTACGGCGTAGCCACGGGAACACCTGTTAAAGCCATAAATGACGGAATGATTACCGGAACAGTAGAGACCTTTAGAGGCTCCGGCGGCAGAATGATTTTCCAAAGCCTACCGGGTGGACACAACGCGGACTATTTGCACCTTTCAAGAATTGACGTACAGACTGGACAAGAAGTAAAAAGCGGTCAGGTTATCGGACTATCTGGGGCTTCTGGTCTAGGGTCTGAAACAGGCTACGGCGCTCATCTTCACTTGTCATTCCGTCGCGGTGGAACTCCTACCATGGGTATTGGTAACTTAGACTATGAGGCTTTTCTAGCTTCTCAGGGTGTTGCTGCTCCAAGTGAGCCTAAACCGGCTACACCTAAAGCCTCTAAGCCTAAACCTAAGGGTAAGACTTACAAGGTAGTTAGCGGAGACACTCTAACCAAAATCGCTAAGGCTAACGGTACAACAGTTGCCGCTTTAGTAAAGCTAAATGATATTAAAAACAAGAATTTGATAAACGTCGGACAAGTACTAAAGGTAGGTTAATATGTGGCTTGACATAGCTAGGCGAACATTTGCGGTAATCATTCTAAAGGTTACTGGTATTTTTGTAGGTGGGGCTGTAATAGGTTTGGAGCTTACTCAAGCTGTTGCCATGGCTGCATTTGCCGGAATTATTGACGTATCTCAGGAGCTATCTCGCTCTTACCTAGCAGACGGAAAGCTAGACCCTGAAGAGATAAATAAGAGTTTTGGTAAAATTGCTGAGGCAAGCAAAAAGGAAACACCTAAGAAATAATGTCATTCCGGGGTACTAAGATAACCCTATGACAATAACAGAAAAAATAGAAGCCCTAGGTAAAGCTAAATACTTAGGCACGTTTGAACCCGGTACGCCTGAGTGGCACAAAGCGCGGCGGGGTATAGGTGGCTCAGATGTAGCCGCTGTAATGGACATGAGTCCGTTCAAATCCGCTTATACCTTATGGGCTGAAAAGTCCGGTAAAGCATGGCAAGACCTCCCGGCTAATATGTCTATGAAAATGGGAACAGCCTTTGAGCCTGTAATTAGGCAGCTATTTGCAGAAGAAAACAAATATTGGCTGACCATTCATGAAACCGGCACTTGGCAATCTATTGAAGACCCTGTAATGAAAGCTAACGTAGACGGCATTATTGAGTGGGAAAACGGAAAGCTAGGCGTATTAGAAATCAAGTTTAGCCGCCAGTATTGGGACGAACTCCCGAAACACTATAACCTTCAGGTGCAACACTACCTTTCAGTATTGGGCTTAGACTCCGGTATGGTCGTAGCGGTCTCAGGAGGCGACTGGAAGGAGTTTGAAGTAAAGCGGGATAATGACCTTATAGAGGCTATGAAAACCCGCGTACGGGGCTTCTATGACCTTATAGAGGCTAATCAGCCCCCAGACTACGACGGTAGCGAAAGTACCTACAAAACGGTTAGGGCTTTATCGGAAGGTTTAGAAGACGGTCAAATAGAGCTAGGGGCTTTATGGTCTAACATTCTATCCGCTAAGTCTGAGTATGAATTCTGGGAAAAACAGTTTACGGCTCAGAAGTCCGCGGTGCTTGCTTTTATGAACGGGACTAAGTACGGTTTATTTCAAGGTGAAAAGGTTATAGCCCTACAAGCTAGAGCCGGGAAACCTTTTATAACATTCAAATAACAGGAGGTAACAGAAATGGCATTTGACCTATCAAGCTATGAACCCGTAAGTGAAAGACTCACCCGCTGGTGGGCTAAGTACCCTGAGGGGCGTTTGATTACGGAAATTGTTTTAATAAATGAAACTGAAATAGTAGTTAAGGCTTCAGCGTATACAGACAAAGACGACGCTAGACCTGTAGCGGTGGACTTCGCTCAGGAGACTAGAGGCAGCTCACATATTAACAAGCAAAACTTTTTAGAAAACGGGGTTACAAGTGCCTTGGGCAGAGTTTTAAATACTGCCGGAATTAGCTCCAAAGGCGGAAAGCGTCCAAGCCGCGAAGAGATGTACAAGGTAATAGCAGCGGAAAGAAACTGGATAGAAGAGGCTTCTACCGCCGCGGCAAATAATGATATTGAAACGCTAAGAGTCATTTACAGTAGCGCCCAAAAATCACAAGTTGATAACGAAATTCTAGACACGATTAAAAAGCTAGCTGACTCTATAAAACCTGAGTAAGTTTAAAGGGCTAGCGGTAACAGAAAACCGCTAGCCCGACGCGAAAGCGTCACCCGACAACAACGGGCTTTATTATTATAGCCTAGGAAGTAGCAGAATGAGCCTAGAAGCATTATCCGCGGTGTTGAATCACTCGAAGAGTACCGGGACGGCTAGGGCGCTACTAACGGCTATAGCATGGCATATTGGTGACGACCCAGAAGAAGGCTGCTATCCATCTCAATCAAGACTTGCTGAGCTTTCCGGCTGCTCAGTTAGACAAGTACAAAGAAACCTAATAAAGCTGGTGGAACTAAAAGAAATAGAAATGAGTCAGCACGACGGTATTGGTTATCGCTTTGACAGGATTACTAACCGGTATTGGGTAGTTTTAGACTGCCCTGAAGGTTGCGACGGAACTCTAATGCACCGTTTACGGGGCGTCAGAAAAGGCAAGACGGGACGGCGTTTAAGACTAATCGGGGCGTCACCCACGACGCTACGGGACGGCGTAGATGTCGCGTTAAAGTTAACTAATAATTAACTTAAACTTAAAAGAACACTAGAAAGGAAAAAACAGAAATGGCACAAGTAACAATTGTAGGAAAAGTAGCAGAAGTAACAAGCGAAGGTTATCCACGTATCAAGCTTTGGGAAACCTACGATTTTAAAGGAGAGCCTAGGAATAGGCTTTGGACAGCTTGGCTAGACAACCCCGGCAACTTTAAAAAAGACGACGAAGTACAAGTGGACGGAGCATTAGGCACAAAGGTAGGCACTTACAATAAGCCGGGACAGGAGACTAAGCAGGTAGTTGAACACTCTCTAAACAATTGCCACGTTAGGCTTCTAAAAGCGGCTGAGCCTAAAACCTATTTGCAAGAAGTAATTGAAATAGTTGCACCGGCTCCGGGACTGCCTCAGGATACACCGTTTTAAATGTTTGAACTCTTTGTACCGGGAGAACCTAAACCCCAAGGCTCCAAGAAGGCTTTTAGTAGAGGCTCAAGAATAGTCCTAGTAGAAGCAAATAAGGCTCTCCCGGTATGGAGGGAACACATGCGGAAAAGCTTTGAAATGAAAATGTTAGAGCTTGATAATCCATTTATAACAGCGGTATCAGTCTCTTTAACCTTCTGGCTTACTAGACCTAAAAGCGTTAAAAGAGAATACGCAACTGGGACATATGACCTAGATAAACTAGTTAGGGCATGCCTTGATAGCCTTCAAGACAAAGTACTAACAAATGACAATTTAGTAGTAGACCTAACAGCCCGCAAAAACTACGCTGATAATCACGAAGCAGGCGTATTAGTTACGGTAACTCCGTTTGATAACGATAAGATAACGGCTGGCGTGTCGGACATAGATAAAAAGCGTAAAGGCTACGTTTAGAGTATGAAAATACTATTTTTAGACCTTGAGACGTCGCCTAACCTAGCGTACGTATGGGGCTTATGGAATCAAAATATAGCTATTACACAAATTGAAAGCTCTACAGAAGTTATTTGCTGGGGCGCTCGCTGGCTTGGTAGTGACAAGGTTATCTTTAAATCTGTACATCATCACGGCAAGAAAACTATGCTAGATGAGCTTCACCGAATAATGGACGAAGCAGACGTACTAATAGGCTGGAATTCGGCAGCGTTTGACTCTAAGCATATAAAGCGGGAGTTTATAGAAAACGGGTATCTGCCTCCTAGCCCTTGGTTAGAGCTAGACTTAATGCGAGTAGTAAAGGGTCAGTTTAAATTTCCTTCTAATAAGCTTGATTACGTAGCCCAGAAGCTAGGAGTGGGAGCTAAGGTAAAACACTCAGGTTTCCAATTATGGCTTGACTGTATGGCTGGTAATAAAAAAGCTTGGGTTGAAATGAAGGAATACCAAATACAAGACGTAAATCTACTAATTGACCTTTACTACATCTTGTTACCTTGGATTAAAAATCACCCACATATAGGGGCTAGCGAAGGAAACCCTACAGGCTGTAGAAATTGTGGCAGTTTGGGTATTATGAAATATGGACACCGTTTTACAAATACTGGCAAGTATCAGCGCTATTTATGTAAAGAATGTGGCTATGTACTTAAAGGTGAATTAGTAACCTCAGCAAAACTTACATAACAATAAATAAAAACAGAAAGGGTACAAAATGACTAAAGCAAGAAAACTAGTAGAGGTTGTAATAGCTACCGGTTTAGTATTCGGAATGACAGCAATAGGCTTCAGGATAGAAGAGCCGGCTCTAGGGCTATTTGCAGCTATCCCAGTATGGCTATACTTCAAGGCGGACTTTAGCAAATAATGGTAATGAAACTAACAGAAGAAGAGCGGAACGCTATCTTATTTGAGGCTATGCGCTTGCTTATGGATAATAACCTAGTTTGGTCTAACGACTTTGAACAGATACGCCCTATTTTGGCTTCACTATTCTTTAAAGCTATGACCGTCCCGGCTCTAGCAGAAATAACAACAACACTAGCAGTAAGGATAATACGAACACATGGATAACGAAGAGAGAGAAAAACTAAGTCAAGAAACACTAGAAAACATGAAGAAGTTAGTACCTAACTATGAATCGCTTATGGATAACTTTAAAACTATGTTAGTTACCCGCGAAATGGAGCAATATAACAAGGGCTGGGCTGGTGCTATGAAGCATTACAAAGACCAGATAGTAAAAGACATGCTAAACGACGGAGTAATTAGCACCAACGTAGACGTAAACCATTTAGAGCGTATTGTAAGAATCATTGAGGAGTCTAAGTAATGAAGACTAAATACACTAAGGGCTTTATGGCTGGTGTGGAGTATTCTAGAAATCAGATACTAGAATTCCTAAATGCTCATCACGACCTAGGCGACATTCTCACCCTAGAAGAAGTAATAACAGAAGTAGAACATTGGGAAATAAAAGACATAGAAACGCTAAGGGGTTTACAAGATGACAGACTGGCACTCAAGTACGGAATGGAAGAAAGCCCGGACATATGCGAAGAGTGTTTTGGACCCGACCTGTGCTACGTGTGCCAAAGACCTTGAAGGAGATGACTGGACAATTGACCATATCATTCCCCCCGGAAACGGGGAACCTAATCACGACATTTACAACTTACAAAGCTTATGCCGCTCCTGTAACGGACGAAAGCAAGACCGTACACTACAAAGAGTTACATGGAGAAACGAAAGGTTTAAATAAGGGGCGTAAGGGGTGGGGTAGGCGTATAGCCATGGGGCTTAATGACTTACTACCCGTTTCAATTAGACCCATTAAATCAAAGCGCGCTCATAGACGCCGGTACTTAGGGGTACGCCACCGTATATTTATATTTCGCATGCATTGGAGAAGTCATAATAAAGACAAAATGAAAGCAATATTTAAACTAAACAAATAAAAATGAGTCGCTCAGTTTTTTCTGAGCGCTTCATTTCACCCCACGCTTCTCCACGGATTTTTACAAATAGCTCAAATTATTCGGAGGTTACAAACAAATGATTACTGAAGCAATACAAAGCTGGTTAGATACGCTGCAATTAAACCTTGAGCAAAAAGTACTTGCTGGTTTGTGCTTACGTCTGGCTAGCTCCTTTGACCAAAACTCAAACACGTCTACAGCGGCGGAACTACGCAAGACCGTCTTGGAACTACAGCGCTCTTTAGGAGCGTCTAACGTAGAGATTGACCCGTTAGAGAAGCTACTCACGCGCTAATGCTGCAACTGCCCACTATCTACACCAAGCCGCTCAGCGAAGACTTTGTTACTGACGGTGACAAGCTAATAGAGTTTGCGAAGCTGGCATGGAGTAGCCCAGAAAACCCAGACGGGCTACAGCTAGACGAATGGCAGAAGTGGCTTCTAAGGGCAATACTGGAACGCTACCCAGACACTCACCCTACTTACCCGGGACGCCTAAGGTATAGGCAGGTCTGTATCAGTTTGGGGAGGCAAAACGGGAAATCCCTTGTCGCGGCTCTCCTTGGTGTCTACGGTCTTCTAATGCACGAACAAGGCGCTCAGGTCTTGTCTTTGGCTTCAAGTACAGACCAAGCGAACATTGTTTATAGCCGGGTACTTTGGGTAATTAACAACAACGCATTTTTAAAGAAAAGGTTTAAGCGAACTACAGAAACCCGCGGTATCGTAACTTCAGACGGCGGGGCAAGGTATGACGTAAAGGCTGCTAAAGAAGCGGCTCTACAGGGTATACCGGTTAGTTTAGTTTTGGCAGATGAGCTACACCTTTTTAAAGAAGGTATGTGGAGCGCCGCGGTATTAGGCACGTCTCAGCGTAAAGACGGTCTAGTAGTAGGCATTACAACCGCGGGAGACCAAAACAGTACTACCCTTATAAACCTTTACAAGTCCGGTAAGGCGGCTGCTAATGGAGCGGCTGACCTAGAGCGGTTTGGCTTCTTCTTATGGACTGCTCCAGATAACGCGGCAATAGACGACCCTAAAGCTATTATGGCTGCTAATCCGTCGGTGGCTGCCGGTAGAATTCCAATAGCCCAAGTTATATCTGACTTGAAGACTATCCCGGAACATGAAGCTAGGCGTTACAGGCTAAACCAATTTATAGCGGGTAGTACGGACTCATGGCTACCGGGTGACGTGTTTAGAGCTGCAACCGGACGCGGCGCGGTGAACTTACAGCGTGGCGTATTCGCTGTAGACATTACTAAAAACTGGGGGCATGCAACTATTGCCTTTGCTAATGAGAATGACGGCGTACACGAAACGGAATTAGTTATGTCTTTGGTGTCGCCTACGGAGCAACAACTATTTAATGAGCTAACCTCTTTATATAGCAAATACTCCCCGCGGGCGATAGTGCTGGACGATAGGCAATTACCTAGCTTAGCTAAGAGACTAAAAGTTTCTGGCTTACCGGTATGGCAACTATGGACTAAAGAAGTTTCGGCGGCATGCTCGGTTGTATTTTCTATGTTTAGTAGTAACTCCGTTAGGCATAACGGCGACGCTCTTCTGATAGCTCAAATGCCTAACGGGGTTGCGAAATACTCCGGAGAGACTTGGCTAATAAGTCGTAAAGAATCACTTGGAGACATAGACGCGGTAATGGCTACCGTTATGGCGCTGTATGTTTCTTCGCGCGCGCAACACGTAACGCTAGGCGTATTTTGACGGTGGGGTATGATACCATTGTTGCTATATGGCAACTTTCTTAGACAGGCTATTAGGGCGCAAAGAAGTTAGAGCTGCTCAGCCTACAATACCTACCCGGCTAGCCTCTACGGTAACGCCTTCTTCAGCGCTGACCCTAACAGCGGTTTATAGAGCTATTCAAATTATTGCTACTCCTATTAGCAAAATGACTATTAACACTTATCGCTATGCAACCGGTATAGAGCTAAAGATAGAAAACCCGGTACTAGTAGATAATCCCTCACTAGACCAAAACAGAAGAGACTTTTTATTTCAAACCGTAGTAGACCTAGCTCTAGAGGGTAACTCTTATTGGCTAAAAGGTTATGGCTCTAACGGTCAAGTAAATAACCTAACTATTTTACCGGCTGCTTCTGTTATGCCCTCTTATCCTAAAATGGTAGACGGAACTATAGACTACTCAACTATCGTTTATGACTACATGGGTAAGCGCTACACCAAGCGCGAAATTGAACACCTAAGAATCTTTAGCCGCGCCGGTGTACTAAAAGGTATTAGCCCTATTGAATCTTGCCGGGCAGACCTAGCGGCTGCAATAGACCTAAGAGACTATGCCGGAAACTGGTTTACTAGCGCGGGTGTACCTACCGGTGTATTGAAGACTAACAATATGCTTAACAAGGCTGAAGCGGACGAAGTTACCGCTAACTGGCATAACAAGCAACAGAATAGACAAGTAGCGGTATTAGGTAATGGCTTTGACTATCAGCAAATTGCGCTTTCACCTAGAGACGCTTTATTTACAGAAGTACAAGACCAGCAAGTACAAACTATAGCCCGTTTATTTGGTATTCCGCCTAGGCTTCTTCTAACCTCAGTTCCCGGCTCTAGCGATACTTACAGTAATTTGCAAGATGAGAACCAAGTTTTCTTTAGACACACCCTCATGAATTTTACAGACGCAATTACAGACGCTCTAAGCAACTGCCTACCGCGTGGAACTAGAGCGCAATTTGATTTTGAACACCTATTTAAAGCGGACGTAGCTGCTAGATATAACTACTACAAAATTGCAATAGACGCGGGCATACTTTCCGCTGAAGAAGTTAGAACGAAAGAAGGCTTAGATGTCTAAAGAAATGATTACTAGAGAATTTAACGTAAGACTAGTTGAAAATGAAGAGCGTACAATAGTGGGCTTAGCTGTTCCATATGGTCAAGAAATTGACTTGACCGGAAACCTGAAGGAACGTTTTGAAGCCGGGGCAATTGAGACCGTAGAGAATGTTAAGTTATTCTACGGACATGAAGAGCCAATAGGTAAAGTTATTGAAGGTAGAGATACAGAAGAAGGCTATGAAATTGTAGCTGTTATTTCTGACACTCCTAGAGGTAACGAAATTTACACACTTTTACAAGACGACGTATTAAACCGTTTTTCGGTTGGCTTCTTTCCGGTTAAAGACCGTAAAGAGGGTCAAACGATTATTAGGGAATTAGTGGACTTAAAAGAAGTTTCAGTAGTTCCCTTTCCTGCCTTTGAAGGCGCAAAAATAACCCAAGTAAGAAGCGAGGCTGAGCCTGAAGAGGTAAGCCCCGTAGAAGACACACCTAAAGAAATGGATAGCAAAATGTCTGAAAACATTGAACTAGACGTACGCTCCGTTCAAGATGAGGTAGCAGAATTGCGCCGCGTTATTGAAGCCGGGCAGACCGTTGAACTTGCAACACCAGCAACACACAAATTCCGCTCTCAGGGCGAGTTTGCTAAGGCACTAGTAACCGGAGACGAAGACGCTAAGGCACTAGCCCGCGCCGCTTCAACTTCAGCGGACACCGTAGCACTACCGGGTTTCCTAGGTTACATTGACAACCTAATCGACACCAACCGCCCAGCTCTATCGGCTTTCTCCCGCGCTGCTCTACCTGCCGCCGGTCTAACCGTAGAGTACGCTCAGGTATCTGCTAACACAATTGCAGTAGGCGTACAAGACCCAGAAAACGAAGCTCTTTCATTTGGTAACCTAACCATTGACAGCGTTTCAGCTAACGTAATCACTTACGGAGGCTACACCGAGATGAGCAAGCAGACTATCGTTAGGTCTTCTGTAAACTACCTAGACACCGCTCTACGCGCTCTATCTATCGCTTACGCTAACGCTACTAACGCCGCTCTAATCAGCACCGTTCAGGGTCTTAGCTACACCGGTAAGGTATTTGACGTTTCAGCCGGAACTTCAGCCGCTCTTATCGCGGGTCTAACTGACGCTTCAACCTACATTTTCAAGAACTCAGGTCTACGCCCTGAAGCTATCGTTTGCGGTACTTCAGCGTTTAAGTTCCTGCTATCTGTACAGGGTGAAGACGGCCGTCCAGTAGTACTAGTAAACGGAGCCGGTGTAAACAACATTGGAGCCGCTAACGTACCGGGTCTATCAGGTCAGATTATGGGACTTCCAATTATCGTAGACCCAGCTATGACCGCTACCAAGGCTTACGTAGCTAACAGCGCTGCTATTCAGACCCTAGAGTCTGCCGGCGCTCCTGTAAGACTAAGTTCCGAGGATATCACTACCCTTACAGACGCAATTTCTGTATATGGCTTCATGGCTATTACAGTTCCGTTTGCGGCTGCAATCGTAGAACTAGACGTAGTAGCGTAATAGGTCTATAAATGGCACACGGCGGTGAACCAAGTCTAGAAGACTTTAAAGCATATGTTGGAACTTCTGAAGAGTCCGACTTTGTTGATGAGTGCCTACAGGCAGGTAAGCAACTTGTAAATACTTATATTGGAGAAGTGGAAACAGTTCCCCACGAAGTACACATACAAGCTATTCTTATTGCTTCTTCTGAATTGTTTCACCGCCGTAGCGCTCCTAATGGTGTTGCTCAATTTGCAGCATTTGACGGCGCTCCTGTTCGCGTAGCTAAAGACCCTATGAACGCGGTTTACCCGTTGCTTCAAAGATACGTCGGTTATGCGGTATGAGCGAAATAAACGCTACTAAGGTAGAGTTCAAACTAGAGCTAATAGAAGCGGGTCTTAATGTTTTGGAATATGTTCCGGAACGCATTACTCCTCCTATCGTTATTGTTAACTCTGCTACTCCTTATTTAGAAACCGCTGAATTTGGAGAATGGAGCTTAGGGCTTGAATTAGTTTTAGTTGCTTCAACTGCTACTAATAAGACCGCTACTGAAAACATAGACCAGCTAATAGAAGACACGCTAAACGCAATAGAGCCTTTAACTTATGTTCGGATTACTTCAGTTAATCAGCCCTATAACTTGCAAACAAATAACGCGGAGTATCTAGCCGCAAACATAAACGTAAAATTAAACATAACACTTTAGAAAGAGGAAATAGCTAATGGCTGCTTCAACAAGAATTAAAGCCCAAAACATTATTTTTAAAATTGGTGCTACTGACTATGCGTGTGACGCAAACATGGTAGACCTATCTCTAGGAGACGCTCCCGGAGACGTCCAGACTTTTTGCGAGGTCAGAACTGGCGGAGAGTGGGCGCTACAACTAGACGGAATCACCTCCGGAGAAGACACAAGCCTATACCGTATTCTTTGGGATAACTTTGGTACTGAGGTTGCTTTTACAATTGCTCCAAACGGTAACGCAACTGCAAGCGCGGACGCTCCTCATTATGAAGGAGTAGCGGTTTTTAACGAACTGCCTCCTCTAGCTTTGACTAGCAACGAGACCGCAACATTCAGCGTAACCTTGAGAGTTAAGAACACTCCTCATAACCCAGCTTCAAACCAGTACTACGGCGTGGAGATTGTAACCGCGTAATCATGGCTGATACCGGAATTAAGGTAGAGGGACTTAGGAACGCTTTAGCAGCTCTAAAAGCTGTAGGTACTCCGACGGCTGAAATTTCAGCGGCAGCACAAGAAGCCGGCGAAATTGTAGCTAATATGTCACGCTCCTTAGTTCCGGTACGCTCTGGTAGACTCCGGGCTACTATCAAGTCTAGGAAACAAGCTAGAAAAGTTTTAATTAGCGCGGGAAATAATAAAAGTGTTCCATATGCTAACCCTATACATTTTGGTTGGTATTATGATAAAAACAATTTTATAAAAAAGAATATCCTGCCTAATCCTTTCTTTAGCAAGGCTTTAGGAATAACAAGAAGAGAAGTTTACGAAACCTATTTTACAAACATAAACAAGCTATTCAACAAGTATTATAAAAACCTACCTAAATAACAGAAAAGGAATAAAGATGTCTAATAGTTTTGATTTTGAAAGTCTTACCCTAGAAGAAGTAGAGCTAATAGAAAATCTTACTAACCTAAGTATTGACGAAGCTTTTAGCAACGGAAAGCCTAAGGGTAAAGCCCTAGCGTCGTTTGTTTGGGTAGTAATGAAAAGAAGTAACCCTAACTACAAAATGGAGGACGCGAAGAAGCTAACTCTAAAAGAGGCGTTAGGCATGCTAAAGGGTGACGAAGAAAAAAAAGAATAAGAGAGCTATCCGCTAAAAGAATGGCGGAGTTTTGTCGGGCTTTTAGAATGAGTCCGTCGGAATACAAAGCTCTAACTCTAAATGAGTACAAGGCTTTTATAAAGATTTTAAAGAAGGATTAGAAACATGGCAGGTAGCTTACTACTAAACGTAGAAATTCTAGGAGAGTTTAAAAAGCTTACTACTGCTACCCAAGGGGCAGCGGGTCAGCTTGAAGGTCTAAACAAAACTACCTCAGCTATTTCTAACGGAATGATAGCCGCGCTAGGCGCTATTGGTGTGGGCTTCTCTTTAGGAGCCATTAAACAACAATTTGAAGAAGCAGCTAAAGCCGCAATTGAAGACCAGAAAAGCATGCAGCTTCTTAGTATTGCCATGGAAAACACCGGGCAAGCGACAGCGGCACAAGTAGCACAAGCAGAAGAGTCTATACGCGTTATGCAGCTTCAAAACGCTGTAGCGGACGACATTCTAAGACCTGCTTACCAGAAGCTTTTTATTGCTACCGGTGACGTAACAGAATCAAGCAGGCTTCTTCAGATAGCCCTAGACGCCTCAGCCGGTACGGGTAAAGACCTAGACGCAGTTACTCAAGCCATGGCAAAATCTTTAGCTGGCTCTGATACAGCTCTAGTAAAACTTATTCCTTCTATTCAGGGCGCTGAAGACCCTATGGCTCAGCTAGAAGCAACCTTTAAAGGCTCCGCTGAAGCCGCCGCGAACTTAGACCCATATCAAAGAATGAATATTGTTTTTGGGGAAATGCAGGAGCAAATTGGAACGGCACTATTACCGCTACTAAATGAGTTTTCAGAATGGCTAGCTACACCAGAAGGTCAAGCTAAGCTTCAAGAAATTGTAGACGGGATAGTCTTAATTATTGAAGAGCTTATTAGAGCTGTAGAATGGGTAGACGCAAATAAAGACTGGCTAGTACCCATGGTAGTTGCTATTGGAGCTGTTACTACAGCATGGAACGCGGCTACAACCGCCGTAACCCTATTCAAGACCGCCGCCGGTATAGCAGCAATTGCAGGAGTAAGCACCGCCGTAGCCGCTGGAACAGTAGCGACAGTCGGAGTATCTGCAGCCGGAGCCGCGGCAGGTGGATATTTGCAAGGTCAAGCACTAGCGGAACAGTCAAGAATTTATGCAGGAGACCCAAGCAGGGGTTACCAACAAACAGGCAGGCTTTTTGGTGACGCTTTCCAAGCCCCAAGTCAAAACGTAACTATAAACGTAAATAAAGGAAACGTTACAGCTCAAGAAATTGCGGCTGAGATTAGAAAATTTAATAGAGTAACTGGAACGAACGTACTCCCCTAATGATACCTAATTTCCAAATAGATGAAAATCTAAAAGTAGAATTTTTAGTACCGGATATAGACGGCTCAAGTTTTATTCTAGGTATTAGCGAACTAGGCGGTACGGACGTACTGGGTGGCTTTGACGAATTTGTTTTAGGTCTTTCCCTTTTAGGCGGGGACGACGTGTTAGCCCCAAGCTCCGGTTTAAAGTGGCAAGAAGTAAACTGCTCTACCTCTAAAGCTGACATATCTATTGGCGGTAGCGTTATTGACTCCGTTTACTTTCAGCCTGAGCCGGGCAGCGTAATGCTTACATTACAAAGCTTTGAACTAGACCCTACAGTAAACAAAAACATTAGGGCTTCTACTAAAATTAGGGTAAGGCTTGAAAGCGACGAAATAGACCGGGTACTATTCCAAGGTTTTATTGACACCATAAACGTAATTTATTACCCTACTGGATTAAACCTAATAAACATTACGGCTTACGACTCTTACAAAGCCTTAGTAAATTCTAGATTTGCTACTTGGGATACTACCGGGTTTGGGGCTTCTGCAAGCGTAGACGAAATTATAGAGCTGTTAGCTATTCAAAGCGGCTTAGGTCTTTCTCCTGACTCCTTACCTTTAGAAGGTTTAATTCCTAGCGTAGATGAAACAGACGTATTAGCCAGTTCAATTTTAAATGAGGCTTTACTTGTTGGACTTGGTATTATTTGGCTAAACCAAGACACTCAAGAAATAACAGTAATTCCAAGACCTGCTACAGAAACCGGAAC